AGCCCGAGCTTGTGAAAGTTTGGGCTTTGTTGTAAATAAAAACAATTTTTTCAGTTCCGTATCTGGAAAAAGGAGAAAAAACGAAAAGGGTGCGCCATAGACTTATGACACACCCTCTTTGATAGTTTTTGTAAAGTCTATATCCAAATAAAATAATTTCTTGAATTTTGAAGATGTTGGAGCGGAATTAGATGCCTGCAATAGGTGTATTGCCCTGGCTTTTCTTCTCTGGCTTAGCGTAGCTGATGTATCTCTTCATGGCTTCGTCCATACTGGCCTGTTCGCTTTTGGGGGCTTCCTTTTCTTTTTTGCCCCATAGACGCTGTACGATGCGGTCGAGACACCACTGCCAATCGCCATCGAGCGTTACGAACTTGGAGCTAGGAACCACCGTGGCATCCGGCTCGGTCTTCTTATCCTCTTTTTCCTCTTTGGCTTCCTCCTTCGTGATGATGGAGGCAAAAGGAACATTATTGTCGGTGAGGAACTTTTCAACGTCATCCTTCTTGCTATCGCAGAGGAGGACGTGAACAGATACCTTATTCTTCTGTAGGGAGGTGAGGGCTTCCTTCGCCTTCCCCACAAGAGAGAGATTGCCTTTATCATCCTTCGTGATGATGCAGGCTTCGTGAACATTGATTGATTTACTCATAATAAAAACGTTTTTAAATGAATCGTGCGACAAAATTATAAGAAAAAAGCGAGAAAAGTTTGATAAGTTGCGCAACTTATCAAAAAGAATAGGCGAAAAAGGCTTAATTTTGGCGAAAAATTAAAGAATATGGCAAATCATACGGTTATAAATGACATAACGAACTATGCTGAGGCTGGTCCGAACTCGCTGGAAGGTGTGAGTACCCAGAAATTCAGGGTGAGCGAATCAACTCTTAAGCTTCTGCAATGGCTATGCTATTACTTCGACAACATGGCTGAGCTGAGAAAGTGCTGGAAGCGTGCCCAGGACTTCGTGATGGGCAGACAGCTGGAGGAGAAGATAGAGTGGAACGGACGGAAGATTACTATCCGCCAGTATATGGAAATGCAGGGTATGCCGATTCTGGAATATGATGTAATATCTGATAAGCTTATCTCTCTTGTGGGCTTGGTTCGTCAGCAGAGGGCGACCGCAAGCTGTTCTGCCGTGGACCCGAACGAGGAGGACTATATCAGCTTCTTCAACGAATATCTGAGGCAGAATGACAATCTGAATAACCGTCAGGAAATGGATGCGCGACTCTTCTATGAGTTCTGTGTGTATGGTTTGATAGGTATGAGGACTATCTGGGAAAGAAGGGATGGCAGGGAAGGTATCTTCAATGACAAGGTGGATATTTTCAAGCTTGCCATACCTCCTTTCTTCAAGCCGGATCTGAGTGATATTGAGATTTTCGGTATCGCACATGATTTGACCTGGCGTGCCATCTTGGAGCAGTTTACCGATGGCAGTAAGGCGCAGGCTGACCAGCTGAGCGAGATCTATCTGCAGACCCAATCGCACTATTCACCGGAACAGGGTTATCAGCCTACCGGTTCGGCTCAGTTGACCGGACTGGAAGACTTCCTGCATTCTGCCATTCAGGGTAAGTACAGGGTGATAGAGGTTTGGACCAAGGAGTCTAGACAATCGCTCTGGGTTCATGACTGGGATAAGGGTGATGCTGGATTTATGCCGATGAACGTGAAGGCTGAGCTGGATGCCGAGAATGAGAGCCGGAAGCGTGCAAACGTGATGATGGATGAAAACGGTGTGCCGGTGCTGGATGAGAACGGAGAGCCGATGTACTATGTGGATCCTGAGAAACTGGATCTGATAGAATATGAGCCGCAGGTGGAAACCTTCTGGTACCGCAGATACCTGACTCCTAACGGCTATCTTCTCGATGCAAGGGAATCTCCATACTTTGTGCTGAGAGATGGCTACAGATGCAGTATTCAGCCCTATTCGTTCTTGGCATATCCTTGCCTACAGGGTGAGGTGAAGAGCTTCATCATGCGCATTGAGAATAACCAGCGCACGCTGAATCATTATATGATGATGATTAACTTCGTGGTGGCTAATGGTGCGAAGGGTACGCTGCTTATTGATGATGCCTCTGTAAGTGACAAGGTTTCTCCTGAAGAGAACAGAGCCAACTATAACAAGACCAATGGTGAATATCACTGGGATAGTAGTAAGGGCGGAGAGAAACCGGAGGTGCTTATGAATAAAGGCATTCCTGCAGGTGTGGAGTTTATGATCAGTTTTGCCAAAACGATGGCTGGCGAGGGTAGTGGTGTGCAGGGAGCGCTGCAGGGTGTACACCGGAATACCAGCGGTAAGCAGTATCAGCTGGAGAGGGAATCGGCTTCTACCTCGGTGACTGACTTCGTGGAGAGCTTTAACTGCTTCAAGCTGAGGGAGGCAAAGGTGAAGATCTATCTGATTCAGGAGTTCTGTACTGAGCATGACAGCGTGAAACTGGTGGGTGATGACTACAGAACCTACTTCAATCCGGAAACCATGCGCGATATGGACCTGGATGTTGCCATGGACTTGGATAGCTACTCTGCTACCATCAGAGACCAGATTGCAGATCTGTTATGGCAGTTGAAGAAGGATGGCGATATTGATGCCTACACTATGCTTACGAACGGAAAGTTCCCTGGAACCTACAGAATACGCAAGTATTTGAAGGAGAAAATGGAACAGAAGGAGGCTATGGAGGCGCAGATGATGGCTAACGGTCAGATGCCGGCAGCAGATGGACAGCAGGCGAGTGGAGCTAGTGCTGCTCATTTGAAGGATTCGGGTAGCGGACTGGATAATCTGGCTGATTTGCCTTCTGCTTCTTAGATTCTTTTATGATCGTTCTTAGTTGATAAATAAATACTTAAAATGTTTTATTAGTTAATTGTTAGTTTATAGTTAGTTGTTTATGTAATTATGGTTATTTTTTTAGTTAAAGGTTAAAAGATTGTTTATAGGGAAGAGGAAGCTGTGAAGTTTCCTCTTCTTTTTGTTTTGTGCTTTTTGTTTATGCTCTGTGTTTGTTCCACTAAAAATGATTTAGTGGAGGCCGTACTTCTTTTTGTAGGCGCGAAGTTTCTGCATCGGGATGGAAACTCGCCACATGTAGTATTCCTGCCAATGGCGAAGCTTCTGCTCTCGAACCTTGTTGTCGGCATCGCAGCCGATGGCTCCCCACTTGGATGGGGTGTAGTAGTAGGACTCCTTCTTGATGTCTTCTACATTGTGGAAATAACGTGTTGCCTTCCACTTGCCTAGCTGGACGAGGCGACGGTAGGAAAGGAGCTGCTTGCGGTTGGGGTCGTAGGTCATGATGGCCCAATCCTTGTGGGACTGGTCGTAGAGCATGTAGAAACGTGGGGCACCTCCTTCCTGATACTTGGCAAGGGTGGCTTTAACGCCTTTTCGCCACATTCGGGTGGCGTTGAGGAGTTCGATACGAGTGATAAATGGCGTGTAGATGCTTACTAGCAACTGACGCAGATGAGATTGATACGAATTTTTCATTTTTTTTTCATTTTTTTCTTGTTAATATATATATGGGGGCGGCCGATGGAATCGACCGGAACGGGGGCATTTTAGCTGCCACCTATGCCGGCTAACTCCGGAACTGATGGAGGACGGTGGCGGAGGCGGTCGCGCTCTATCTCGGCCTTGGTGCGGAATGGGAGGATTTCCGGGACTGGCATATCCGTCTCTACATAGAGGGCTATGGCTCTTGCCATTACTCGGTCATCGTGCTTGCCGGCTATGGCTCCGTAGCAGTCGTTCTGCTGATAGTAGAGGTAGTAGGTACACTCGTCTATGGCGGCTGGCTCTCGCTCCATATAGCCCTGGTCTCGGATGATTCTTGCCATCGTCTTGATTACCGCTACCTTGGTGTTCTTGTTGGTGTTGAATCCCCATTTCAACTCCTTTGATTTTTTCTTCTGCAACTTGCTGTGAGAGGAGTTGTAGAGGTTCTTGTAGAGCGGCAGGAGGATAGGGAAGAACAGCTCAGACTGATTGCCCTCGGTATTGTTCATGCGCGAGTAGGCAGTGTTGTTCTCTATGACCAGAAAGGCATCATTGTAGAAATGGGCTATCTGGGCGCAGCGCATCGCAAGCTGGTCGGCATCGCAATGGCCATGCCACTCGGCTACTACTTCGGGTACGCCTCCGTAGATTTCATCGTAGCGGTCGAGGACTACTATATCTGAGAAGTCGGACGTTTTGTGTGAGCCACCAATATCGCAGGCTACTATGTAGCGGTGGGTGACGTTCTCGGAGTTGTCGGGACCAGCCCAGACTTTGAGCGGTCCACCGGAACGTTCAACGAAGCGGATATTCTCCATACAGGCAGGATCGGCAGCATCGTAGGAATCGCCTTCTATATCGCCTACCATGATAGGCTCTATGCCCTTGCAATCCTCTTCCATGATGTTGAGCTTGTACGGATCAAAGACTGTGGTACCGGAGAAGAGGAAGGCTTCTATATCATCTGATGGGAACTCCTGACGCATATCATCAAGGGTTTCGTATTCCTTCGATTTCTCGATGTACCAGTGGATTCCTTCGAAGGATGCACCCTTTTCGTAGAGCCACCAGTAGTACTTGCCGTGACCCTGCTCATCGAAGCGGTTTTTCCAAAGCCAGATGGCGAAGTCGGCACGCTCGTCTTCTGAGGCGAATGGGAGCACATACTTCTCGATTTCGAACCAGGCAACGAAGACTGGGGTGTAGGCAGACATAGGCTTGCCATCCTTATCCACAGACTTGGCTTTCACCCAGGCATCATGGAACTCATTTTCACGGCCGTTAGGTGTTGACTCTCTGACAATGAAGGTAAGAGGGTCTGGCTGTATAGATGATGATGCAGCCTTGATAACCTTTGCCGGGGTCCATTCCGTGGTGTTCGGGAAGAAGGCTTCCTCCGTGATATGGGCGAGGGCAGCATCACCGGAACGGCAGGACTCTGGGTTTCGGGCGGAACCAGTCTGTATCTTGCAATCACGTGGGATGAGATACTTGATGTTCTGAATGGTTTCTGAGGTCTTGATCTTGCGAGGGTCGTTCTTAAATGGTACGCCTATGTCGTAGAAGAGCCATGTAGGGATGGCGTTGATTAGCTTCTCGTACATATCGAATACCTGGGTGGCAGATGAAGACTGGTGACCCACGATGTTGCTGTTCCAGTTGGTCTTCCAGAAGATCTGCAGCCAAGCCATGTAGATGTCGGTAGCTGTGGATCCACCCCACTGGCGGCACTTCAATAGGATGACTCGGATGTAACCGAACTGGCTGTGCAGGCGCAGCTGCTCGAATACCTTGATGAGCTTGACCTGGGCATTGCGGAGGAGGAACGGTATATCATCACCACCATCCTTATTCTTGATACGAGCATAGGCGTAGGCGAAGAAGTAGAAATCGTGCTTGCAGCGGAGACGGATGAGATAGCGGAAGATGGCATCACGTGCCTTCTCCGGATCATAGTCTGCCATGTACTTCTCGATGAAGGCTTGGATGGAACCGCACTTGATGATGGCGCAGAACTTCTTTTCCTTCAACATTTCTACCGGGAGCCATAGCTTCTTTCCTTTGAGGAAATCGGGCATCTGGCACTCGAAGCGAATGCCTGGCGCGTTTTCTCCAGTAATGGGACGATAGGTAGCGAAGAGACTTTTCAATCTCCTCGTATCTTCGGCAAGAATCTCTTTGAGCTTCTTATCGGAAATCTGCTGCTCAGGTCGTACCTTTAATGAAGATTTTGCTACTGGCATTATTTACTTTGATCTTTGAATATTGAACAGTTGTTACTTTGAACTTTATGATTGGCTCTTCCTGCTGTTACTATGCCTATATATGGAGATTCTTGGCTTGCTGCAGGAAGCTTTCTGCCTTGGCATAGATGAAGCCCAGGAGGAAGAGAATCAGGTGGTATATGCCGGCTATATGGGGCATGAGGCAGCCGATGCACAGGAGGATGATAATCTGCCAAAACTCCAGGCGCTTGAACCGGTAGAGCCATGGAGACGAGAAGCCCATGAAGAACGATATGATGACCGATACGCCCAATACCGGGAGGGACGGATAGTAGATGAAGGAGAGGGCAACGGAGCCGAGCCATGATGCGAGGAGACGATGGAGACGGAACAGGCGGTGTACCATGAGCAGGCACCAAGCGTTGATAGCCCAATGCATCAGATTGGCGTGGCCAAACATATAGACGAAGTGGGAATAGAGGGGTGATGTTGGCGAAACTGCCAAAAGAGAATGGAATGGTATGGCGAATACCATCAATATGAGAATGATGAGAGTAATATATAATGTACGCATAGGAGTGAGTATTTTATTTGGTGATGAATGGAGAATTGATTGTCCGGACGTGAGCCGAAATGATTTCCTGTATGTATTTTGCCGTTAGACCCAGGCAGGGCGCAGGACGTTCCAGTGTGATTTCTACGAGTAGATAGACGCTTTTTTGCCTGCCTTGCGATTGTTCGTGTTCTGAGATTAACAGAAAATCATCGTAGAAGGATTCGAGCAGTGCTTTTTTCTGCTGCTGGTATTTACCACATTTTGGTATTATCCCCTTTAGCCTCTTGCTGACATACCTATAGGCAGCATCGAAGGAGAGATAATAGCAAGGAGTGGGCATCTGGGAAACATATTCGCATATCTTAGCCGTAGTGGTTGGCCATTCGACCATCCGCTTCGCCTGCTGATAGAACCGTATGATTTCGCGGTCTCTATCAATCTTGATCTGGGATATAGAATTTACATGTTTCATCGGAAACAAAATTAATATAGCGAGTTGCTGAATTTATCAAAAAGTTATGCGAAATTTTCATTAATTTAGCACACAAATATTAAAAATGTTTGAATATGGCAGAGAAAAGTACTAATAATCAAGGTGTTAAATCGAAGAGAGATTCTTTTCGAGAGCGGTTGGCGAGTCGTTATCCAGACTTGGATATGAACGATGAAGATGCCGTTTATAACCAATTATCGACCGATTACGACCATTATGACCAGAATAAGCAAAAGATGGATGGTTTCAACCAGATGCTGCAGGAATACCCCCAGGCACCCGGTCTTGTGACCGGAATGCTGACCAAAAAGAATGAGGATGGCAGCGACTTTAGCTTTGTTGGTTATCTGATTGATGCCATGGGTAAGGACTTCGTGGATGCCTGCAATGGTGATGCTGAGGCTCGGAAACGGCTGGAGAAGGCCGAAAGGGACAAACTGGAGGCTGGCAAGAAGCTTGCCGAAGGTAAGGAGGCGCTTGCCAAGGCCATGAAAGAGGAGGATGCGGAGCTGGATGCAGCCTTGAAGGAGGCGAAGATGAAGCCTGAGGCTATCAAGGACCTGATAGAATGGCTTTACAAGCGCAACGAGGATGGCGAGGATCGTGATGACGATGGTTTCGTTTGGCGAGCTGCCCGGTATGGCTTGAAGAAGGCAGACTTCCTGCGGCTCTTCCAGATCAAGGACTTCGACAAGGCTGTAGCTGATGCTGAGGACAGAGGCTACAAGCGTGGCAAGAACGAGAAGATTGACCAGCAGAAGCAGCTGCACGCTGGCAGAGGTGGCAAGAAGGACATCAACATCAATGGTGGTGGCGGTGAAGCTTCGCTTCCTCGCGAAAAGAGCCGGACGGAGCAGGTATATAGCTCGATGGTCGGCATGTAGTGATAGTTAAGAATTTATAGTTAATAATTTAAATGTATAGATTATGAGAAAATTTAAGAAATGGTTTGGTTTTATGATGGCGATTTTCGTCATGATTCTTAGTGGTGGCTCTTATGCTATGGCAGAAACTCCTCCTGCAATTCCAGAAGGTGCAGGTGGCGGTGGTCCTACTGGTCCTGTTGATGGTCCGGGTGCAGGCGGCAAGGGCCCTCAGTGGCAGGGTGGTTCTCAGGAACAGCAGGAGGCCATGGGTAACTGGGACTACTATGTGACCTACGTGAACCCTACTGTGGTTGAGATGAAACTGGAGAGTTGCCCTATTGACCAGATTCTGCGAGCATCGAAGAGGATGACGCCTGTTGATTCTGTGCGAATTGAGTATTATTCCATCGGTCAGCGCCCTATCACGTCAAAGTTGACAGAGAAGGTTACGAAAACAACCAATGGTAGTACCGTGACCTTGAAGGTGGAGAATCCGACCGCTTTTGACAACGGTGACGTGATCATGGTGGATGGCATCTATGGCTTTGAGGATGATGGAACTACTCGCAGCAAATTGAAACCTCTGCAGTTCCGTGTAATCAAGGGTGACGATGACAATAACCCTACCTGTTACGCCTTGAATGGTGGTAAGAATGAGCAGCGAGGAAACCGTAATATTCCGGAGGATATTCCTGCAGGTACAGTCTTGTTGCGCCTCGGTAGAGCAGCTGGTGAGAAAGAGGTAGAGACTGGTTCTTACTTCTCTATGCCAGACAAGAGCTTCCAGTACTGCCAGAGATTCATCATGCAGGTGGAGGAATCTTTGGTAAACCGCATGTCTAAGACTCAGGTGAAATGGGATTTCACCCGACAGGAGAAGATGGCAATGGACGATATGCGCTATGGTCAGGAACGAAGCGGCCTGTTCGGTGTTCGTACTATGACCAATGGCGGTAAGGACGTGGGTCTTACCTATACCATGGGCGGTATCTTCTGGGAGGCAGGCAAGGACTTGCAGATTGGACACTGGGAGCCTAAGATGACCAAGAATGATAAAGGTGAGTTCGTTCCGGTGAAAGTGAAGGTGAAGGTTGCTAATTCTGATACTGATGGCACGACAGAGGTGGAGAAGCAGGTATATGAGTATGTGATCAGCGAGAAGGAGCTGACTTCGTTTATTTCTGCTATCTTGAAGGGTGCTGGTAATTCTAGCCGTACCAAGCTTCTTTTTGTTGATAATCTTATTTATCAGGCATTTGCTAATCTCCGCAGTAATAAGCGCATCATTACTCAGACCGAAAAGGACTACCAGAAATGGAAACTAGACTTCGAGACATTTGAGAGTATGGGTACTAAGATTCTGATTTATCGTCATGATTCCTTCAACTCCTGGGGTATGGATGGTAGAGCCTTCTGCCTTGATGCGCGCTATCTGGACAAGTATGTGTTTGGTGTGTGGAGCCGTAATGAATTTAATGCCAAGGACCTCCTGATTCGCAACACTGCTGGTGTGGTGATGGAAGAGTGGAGTTGCTGGGTATTGACATTTCCTGATGCTCACGCACGTGTATCTCGCCCTAAGTTTACCGCAGACGGTGTTACTGACGAGCAGATCCGTGAGGCTGCATAATCGTATTCATCGCTGATAGTTTTCTACTATATAAAATGATGGGATAGTTGAGGCTACAAAAGTCTCGCTATCCCTGAAAATCCATAAACACTAAAGATATGTATAGATTTGTAGCAAACAGCATGTTCATCTTTGCGGTGGCTCTGCCTAGCGGACTGATCAAGAATGTGGAGTTTGAAGCCTGTGGGGTTGGTGTGTACAGTTACATGACTGACAACAAGCAGGTGGCTGAGGCTATCAGGAAGCATCCGTTGACACAGCAGGGGAGAATCATCGACAAAAGTGATCCGGAAGAGCGGGTTGAAGAGGTGGTTAGAAAGTTGATGGATGTGGTGAAGAACCTAAATGTGCTTCATTTCGACAACATCACGAAGGCCAAGAACTATCTTGCGAAGGAGTTTAAGGTTGATACCAGGGGGCTGAAATCGCCTGCCAGCGTAAAGGCTAAGGCTAAGGAACTGGGTGTTGACATTGATTTTTAACGACATTAAATATTCTTCGATATGGAAGCATTGATGAGTGACCTTGTGACGGCTATGCGCCTCGCCATTGATGAGGTGAAGCATGATGATCTGAATGACATCTTCGATGATGACTCGGATAATCAGATGATGCAGGCCATTGAGACTGCTGCCCAGCAGATTCTGCTGCAGGCACCGATGGAACTGCTGGAGCCACAGAGGGTGCAGGTTTCGCTTAATGCTCTGGGAGCACAGGACTATGATGCTATCCAGACACAGTTTACAGATGGTCATGGCAGCCTGGTGATTCCTGATGACTGGCTGAGGCTTGTGGCGCTGAGGCTGAAAAGCTGGCCTACTACGCTGACATCGCTGATGGAACCGGACAGCAGGGAGGCGCAGATGCAGGCTTGCCGGTGGACCCGAGGAACGCCTCAGAAGCCGAAGGGTATGATTACGGTGAGTCCTACAACCGGTAAGCGTGTGCTGATGTACTGGACTGCCGGGCGATATGAAGCCAATCATGCTGAGGAGACCGGCAAGGTGTATGACCATGCCGTGGAGCTGTTCACTTATATTCCTTTTCAGAAGGTGGAGGATGGCAAGCTGATCCTGCCACTGAGGGAGGAGGGAAAGAAGCTGATAGTATATCGCGCCATCTCCATCTTCCTGGTAAGCAAGAAGGAAGCGGAGTTGGCAGAAAAGTACAAACAATTATCTGAAATTTGATTAATATGGCTAATGATATAGACAAAACAAGTCCTCATTATAAGGGTGAGTTCGGCAGCATCTATGAGGTGAACCAGAAGTTCCCAAATGGTGGTGTGGCTGGCGACTATGTGGAGATAGATGGCTGGGCGCACTACTGGAATGCTGATCGGGGAACCTGGTGCGTGAACGCACAGAGGGATAGCTATTGGGATGAGCTTCTGACGAATCTAACAGCTGCTCTTAAGTTGATGAGAGGTGCTAGCTATATGGGTATGGCAACTCCTTCTACACAACCTGATGATTCTTTGGTAAAGAGGTTTTATTTCGCTAAAGAGGCAGGCACTTATTCCCATTTTGGCAATATTTCTGTACCTCAGGGAATCAGCATCCTTTATTCCAGCAATGGTAAGCAGTGGATTCTGCAGAACCTGCTGGAGATTTCGCAAGGACTTGGTGATAGCACGACCAAAGTAGTTAGCCAGAAAACATTGAAAGATGAGCTTGGCAAGAAAGCTGATGCCAGTGAGTTGGCTAAGAAGGCGGATAAAGAGACCGTTAACGCTGCACTTGGCAAGAAGGCGGATAAAGAGACCGTTAAGACTGAGCTTGGCAAGAAGGCGGATAAAGAGACCGTTAAGACTGAGCTTGGCAAGAAGGCGGACAAAGAGACCGTTAAGACTGAGCTTGGCAAGAAGGCGGACAAAGAGACTGTTAACGCTGCACTTGGCAAGAAGGCGGATAAAGAGACCGTTAAGACTGAGCTTGACAAAAAAACAGATAAAACTAGTTTTGCTTTTTCTTTAGAATTAAAGGCGAACAAGACTGATGTAGCTAATAAAAACGCTAAACAAGACGCAGAAATCAACAGAAAAGCTAATCAGCGTGATGTAGAGAGCGCTTTAAACAGCCTAAGAAAAGAAATTGGAGAGAGAACTGTCATTGAGGGCAATGTGGAAAATAATCCTGATGAGGAAGATTTAACTTCCAAGTCTCTCTCAAATGGTACAATGGTTCTTTCTCTAAAGGATCGTGACTACAATCCACTTGAATACTCTGGTAAGGGATATAAGATTTTGCGCAAGAATCTTCATGATGTGACTTGTGCCATTACTAAAATTCAGGTGACTAAGGTGCCGGCAACAGATGGTTATGTTTCCATCATCATTAATGGTGTGGAGACCCATGTGGATTTGGTGGCTTCTACGGATAATACAGTTGCTTTGGTAGCCAAGAAAATTGCTGATAAACTTAGTGAGACTATGGATGAGTATGTGACATCAATAGATGGCGCATTGGTAACCTGTACCCGTAGATTTGGTGGTGATGTAACGAGTTCTTCTTTCTCTAGTGTTAATACAGGTACTGAGGCTGCTGTTAGTGAGTTCAGCAAGACTGAACTTCGTAATCTCCTAACGGCAGCTATGATTAATCATCCTAATACTATCTATGAGATTAGATATGATTTTGATTTAAATGGATCTACCATATTTATTCCAGATAATGTAACCCTAAGCTATAAAGGGGGTACAATCAATAATGGTAAAATATTCAGCAACAACAGAGATACTCGTATTGAAAATCCGCCAAAAATGACGGATTGGCTAAATTCTGTATATTGGGGAAGATTTTGGGATGTTAATAATAGGGAATTAACATATAGATTTGATCCAATAAATCGTCCTTTCTCTATAAGCTTAAACTGCAATAGAGAAGAAGATATTACAACAATCAGATTGAAGGGTGTAACGGAAACTGAGTACTGGATAGAACTGGATGTTACTAGTGCAGGATTTGAGCTTCCTGAACAAAGAATGAATAATATGCTGCTTTATAAGAATAAATACAATTGGAGTCCAAAGCACATCAGAATGCAAAATAACAGATTTAAGCATGCTGAAAATTCCAAGGGATATGTTACAGATAATGTTGCCAATAATGATTCAGAAAAATTCATCCAGCCTTATTACGAAACAACCTGTACACTCATAGATTGGATTTCCAAGAATTTTCCATTATGTGAAGCTATATTTCTTGATAATGAAGATAGTTGGGCATATAACAATGAGAATTGGCTTAATTGTTATATTCGCTTGGCTAAATACGCAGAGACTAAAGGTATGCTTGGAAGTGTTGTTCATAACAATTTTATGTGCTATGAAAATCGTTTGTCTATAAAGAATATAGGACTGAATAACAGAGTAAATTCTGATAATTTCAAAATATTTGGTGCTAATATATACCCTTTGACTGTTGCTAATACAAGGTTAAAGCTATCTACGTGCAATCTTTTTAACGATAGTCATAAAAAGGTCTTGCATACATTTATATCTGATGCTGTTTACGAAATAATGCAGTTTAGAGGTTTCCCTTATCTGTATATTACAGAAGGTGGATTCGGTCAGTCTTCTGTCGGAGCCTACAGCAATGTAGATGAAACCTACGACAAATATGGAAACTCTAACTATCATGAGGCATCTAAATCCGCTACTTTTGAAGTTTTTAGAGAATGGCTATCTCTTTTAGCTTCTCATGCTACATTCATCAAACATTATAATCTGTGGGGACTTAACGGTCCAAGAGGAACAAGTGTTTATGGTCGTGACTCAGATTTAGTAAAGCGAGATTGTGAATTGTATTATAATTTGTTGTTAAATTTTTAAACCGATAATTATGGCAGCAGAAAGTTACAAGTTAGATTATTCTGATATTAATACTGTCAGAGATGACGGAGGTATGGTTAAAAGGTACATTTATACTGTATGCTCGTTTTTGAAGGATGAGGACAATGAAAAGTGGCTTAAGTTATTTGATGTTGTAATCTTAAGCCAAGATATTTTAATTAGGTTCTCATATAATACAAAAAAAGCATCTGCAAGAATAAAATCAGACAATGCGCAAGGTTTTGTGCATTTAGCAGATGTACGTAGTTCTTCTATATTGAGTTTGATGTTCTCCCGACAAGGAAATGTGTATTGTCCAAATAAGCTTGTTCTAGATTCTACCTGTATGGCACTTACAAAAGAGAATTTCGTTGGAAATAAAAGATTTTCTTTCTGGATGAAAGTAAGCCAAATTAAAGAAAAAGAAGGTGAAATAGAAGCACGGACTTTCTCTGAGAACACTTTTGGCAGTTCCTTTTCTGTTGATGATTTCATTAAAGTTTTCACATATAAGCAGAGCCATCCTATTCCTTCTTCTTTACTAGAAGAAAACTTAGCATCCGATGATTATATAGAGTCTCACAAGGCGAATATCATATCTGTTCCTTTAAAGGACACAATAGGAATTTTCAATGAGAACTCCGACTTTATTATGGATTTAGGTAACAATGAAAACAGGTATATGTATCTGACAAAATGCACTAAGGCTTTTGTCCATTGGCTACCTTATTCTCTTAAGGATAGTGACGATAAAGAAGTTCTTTCTCCTTATGGAAACAAACTGCTGTCAAAGCAGTATATCATTAAGGGAACTACCAATATTTCTGAAATCAGATTTTTAGGGAAAACATCAGAAAGACCTTCTAATGTAGATAATGGTTTTGAATACTATAATACAGAGACAAATTCTGATGAAATCTATATGGATGGTAAATGGATAAATAAAACGTTTTCCATAGGAAAATGTAAACGTCCATTGTTTTATTCAAATGGCAGTCTTAAAGACGCATATGGAAATAAAGATGTTGTTCTGTATGGTAAATTGAAAGATAGACCAAATATAGAGGATTGCGCCGTAGGTACAATTTATATTGCTACAGACATAATTCCAACTGGTGGAGTAAGAGCTGGAATGCCTATCTTTGCCAATCAATACTACTGGGAAGATATGTATGGTAACGTTGTAGAAGATAATTTAGTTTCCATTCCACTTAATAGCAGTACAAGTGAACTTCCTTCATTGCCAAATCAAAGTATATACAAAGGACATACATTCTTTGACATTGATAAAAATGAATATAAAGTAAACACTGTTACTGGATGGAAAACTTTGCAAACTATCAATAGTGGAAAATCAACATCAAGACCTACAGTCACTTCCGTTGGCTATCAGTATTTTGATACAGATTTACATAAGATGATAGTATGGGATGGAAATGCTTGGATAAACTTGGATGGAACAGCATTATCATAAAGAAAGTGTGGAGAAACCAACCTTTCAGGACATATATGTGAATATATATAACTAACAAGTTATCAGATATGAAGAACTATAAGTCGCTGAGTTTAGAAATTTAAAAGTAAGACTATATGAAGAAGAAACAATTACACGAGGCACTTGCTGTGCTTCTGACTAAACTTTCATCGGCAAGGGACAATCCCTTGCTGATGGATAACTACGTGGTGAAAGCCTTGCGCACGGTTCTTTTGGATTACAAGGAATCGGGCGAGCTTTATGCCGCTTACAAGGAGCAAATACATTCCACCATGGAAAGTGACAATCCTTGGATAGGCATGTTGATGAAATCGATTGGCGATGATGCCTCCATCAAAGAGAGCATGACCGATGAAGCCATCGAAGGGATGGTAAACTCTATGTTAGGAGAATAGGCTATAATCTTGGATATTATATAATTAAGGTGTAACTCTAGGCAGGGCTACACCTTTTTTATATGTGATTAATTGGTGGTTATTGCTTTCAAATTGTTACTTTAGCAAAGTTTAACTATAAAAATATTGCTCAAAATAAATATTTTTGTGCAAAATCGTTTATTTTTGCAGAACTTTCCTTATTATTAAGAATGAGGAACTAAGAATAAATAATAACCCCAAAAACAAAAGGAGAAGAATTTATGACTAAAGAGGAAGAAGATGAAGTCCATCGGTTAGTTCAATCAGTCGGTGTTGTACAGTTGTCAAGAGTAATGTTTAAGGACATGGACGTTAGCGAAATGATTAACGTCATTATCCTTGCAGGTAGAGGCTACAGCGTGAAGCTACTCACTTGGTTCAAGTATTATTGTGAAGTGATGCCTCTTTTTATCATGCTTTTTCATGTGGCTTGTATGGTGACGTTTGCATCACATGGTAAAGAAATGTGTGTATGGTTTAGAGAAAATTGGGTATCAGCAGCATTTATCTATTTCTCTGTTTACATCCATCCGCTTGTGCTTATACTTGCGAGCAGATTCTTTTGGCTCTGCTACAGATGGCGTATTCCGATGATCATCTACCTATTTGGGATAAATGCAATTCATATTGTATACTGGAATGTTTTTACCACCAACGAAATGGTGGAAGCTAATGTGGTAATACTTGTAATGACCATTATATTTTATGTATATGGCTTTGCTGATAAGTATTTCTCAGGCAAGGGCTGTCAAAGTTTAATCTCTAGATTATAATGATATGGGAAAGTTATTTGGTTATCACACCATGGGAGTGTTATTAAAATCGTTATCTGACTCTTGTTTTCGAGCAGACGAGCAAGAGAAGAGAGGGGAGAAGGTAACTGCTTGCGGAATGAGTAGCGATGAGATAGAAGACCTTTGTGAGAACTATCTGCCGTATGCTCTCAACCCAATGATGACTGCAGGACAGGTGAAGAAAGAGGCGCATATCAGCGAATCTACCCTAAGAAGGGCTATTGCTGATGGTGAGCTGGAGAGCGTGGGGAACGCTGGGGACCATTCTCATTTCTTCAAGAAATGGGACGTAAGGGAGTTTATTAAGAAAAGATTGAAAAGAAAATAGCTATGGACATTTTGATATTTCTTGTAAAACTAGGAACGGTTCTGTATATCATAACTTTCTTATATATGATGAAGAATGGATATATGGATGATGATCCTAAATGGTTGAAAATACTAATTCTACTTATGATAGTGTTTGTTATCGTATATAAAATAGTAAAAATTATAATGGGAACTTAATATAAAGAAGAGAAGCCGATGAGGCTTCTCTTTTTTGATATGGGTCTATATCATCTTAAATCTTTGGAAAACAGACAATTAAAGAAAGTGTGACAGAGTTATCTAAGAACTTACCTATTATCAGTAACTTTGCAGGCGTAATCGGTTACATGTGAGTATAAACAGAATGTACAACTTTTATTACTTTAGGAATTATGGCAGAAGAAGTAATTAAAACAACCTCTTGTTGCAACGATGCAATGATGGGTGGTTTGCTTGGAGCGATGGCAAATCGTGACAACAACAATCCTTTGGCAATGGCGGCTATGATGCGAGACCGTGACGATGCCGACATGTGGAACAATCCATTTGCCTACATGATGATGATGGGCGTGATGAAGTGGATGTATGGCGACAACTGGAACAACCGTGACAATGGCGCAGATGTGCAGCGTGCAGAGATTCAGAGCCAAATCGAGAGTTTGCGTAATCAGATGGCAGACAACCAGAACAGTAACTTGCTGATGGGTGCCATCCAGGGCAACGGCAACGACCTTAAGATGTTGGCAAGCAATCTGAACTGTGACTTCAACGCCTTGCAGAACTCTATCTGTGGCATCCAGGCTGGCATCCAGCAGCTTGGTGGTCAGGTAGGATTCTCGGCAGAGCGAGTAATCAACGCCATTTCGCAGGGTGACTTGCAGATGACAATTGCGCTTAAAGATTGCTGCTGCCAGACCCAGCAGAACATTATCCGTATGGGTTATGAGAACCAGATGGGCCAGAAGGACATCATTAACCAGATGCAGCAGGGCTTTAGCTATACCAACTCTGGTATAGAAAGAGCAGCTTCGAACCTCGGTTTCCAGATGCAGCAAGACAAGTGTGACATCATCCGTGCAGGTGAGAACAACACCCAGCGTATCATCGATACCTTGACAGGCCATTGGAGCCAGGAGCAAGCCAACGAGATTCAGGACTTGAAGTTTAAGAACTCTCAGTTGCAGCAGAACATCTACCTTGCCAATCTGATGAATGGCGGTTGCGGATGTGGCGCAGGCGTAGCAGGTGGCTATCAGTAAAAAAAGTAAAGAATGAAACAGAAGCGTAGTGGTATGAACAAGATTTCTCCAGTGGGCTTGGCTACTACAGCATTGGTAGCCAACCAAGTTTCAGTCTTAGCTACTTACAATGAGAAGCTTTGCAGACCTTATTGCGTGAATGGCAGCGTGCAGCCACAGGCAAGCATAACCTACAGTTATGAGCAGCCTATCCTGAATGGCACAACAGTGTTTGTGCCTATCGTGGCGACAATCTCCATCATTTCGCCTGTAATAGGCAACAGAAACGTGATGAGAGCGCAGCCTTTGATTTACACGGAAAGATGGGTAGCAGCCTTCCAAGGGCAGACAGCACTGCCAACGGCTGTAACTATCGCCAGTGTGGGCAGAACGCAAAAGGCTAACGATGTGGTATGCGGAAAGGCTAGAGGCCTGAGCATATTTGACAGTCTGACCGTAGCATTGACTACAGCTTAGTATCATTATAGAGGGAAATGGTGGATGGTGTGTAAGCCATCGTTTCCCTCGCATTATCCATTTAAAACGATACGATTATGATATTTAAAGATTTAAAGGCAGGTTTCCCGGTTTTTTTGTTTGACCGGGCAACAAGAAAATTCAAGCAGGGCAAAGTGATGAATGCTCCAAGCCCTGATATTAGTGGTAGCAAGCCCAACATGATGCCCCAGATGCCTGGCATGCCAAACTTTGGCACCATGAACGTGAAGGTGAATATTCAGACGGAAGACGGAAAGCAGTCAACCTATTCGGTAGTTGATACTGAGCAAACAGCATACAGCGACACCCTTGTAATCTCCTGTAGCAAGGAGAGTATCATCAACGAGGTGAACGCATTGAAGAATCAAGCCAACGACATCATCAATAAGATGCCGGACTTCGAGCAGACCGTAAAGGACTGTGATCATCTTCTCTCAGAACTGGACACTTCGTTTCGTGACCAGCAGAGAACTAACCAGCGACTCGACAAGATGGAAAACAAGCTGGATGAGATTTTCAAATTCGTTAAATCACAAAAACAAGAATGATATGAATCTAGTAGAACTTATCACAAAATATCAGAGTGATGCCACACCGGAACAGATGGTGCAGGTAACCAAGATCATCGGCAAGTTTGTGGCGATGCATGCCGAGGAAGAAGATCTCCTGAAACTGTATAAGGAGATTTATGGGGTAGTGGGTAACGGCCATTTCAACGACTTCTTTGCTGAGGCTCAGATCAGGAAGATGGTGTTTGAGGACCACAATGATGTAGAGCATCGTGCTCCTTACTATACCGCAGCCAAGACTCAGGAGATCTATGAGACGGTGAAGGACGAGATTCGACCATATAACCAATGGGATTTTGCCGTGGTGCTGAACATGATCTACTCGGACAACTATAATCTGATGAAGAAATGGTTCCCGGAGGACAGCGAGGAGCAGATGATGGACAGAATGGTGGATCTTGCCGTGAACTGGCTGAGAGATGATGATAACCCTTATGGCAAGTGCAAGGCGTGGGGGTACTTCAATCACTAATGTTAACTTTGAGGGAAATTCCATAATACCTAAGATATATAAAAGAAAACTATCAGAAAAGAAGAGAATGCAGGCTAAATTTGGGGCTTGTATTCTCTTTTTTCGTTCAGATTCCGCTATTTATCAATATGGTTTGGGGAGGATGGGTTAAATTTGCAGTGTCTTCATAATGTTGTGGGGCGCTAAACGAATTAAACATGAATGATATTAGAGGTTATGTTGTGATGGCAGTGGGGGCGGTGCTTGCTATGCTCAGCCCGATTATGGATTTTATCTATGCCATGTTGCTGCTGCTTGGTCTGAACTTTATGTTCGGACTGGTAGCGGCCAGGTTTAATGGTGAGAAATGGGACTGGAAGAAGGCTGGCATGTGCTTTGTGATGGCGGCAATCTTTTTCGTGATCGTGGTGAGTATCTTTGTTCTGGGACGGTGGCTGCACTGTGAGCACAAATCTATTAGTGCGGTGCAATATGTCTGTTGGGCTACTACCTATTTCTTCGGGACGAATATCTTGAAGAACTGGAGGAGCATCTTGAAGAAGGGAACGACCTGGTATAAGCTGGTGGATTTCCTGTATTACATCCTATCGGCCAAGTTTATTGAAGACTTGCCTTATTTTAAAAGTTATCAGGAATATAAAAATAAACAGAATGATGAAAATGGAGCAAATAACTAAGGAGCAGATTCTGAAAATCATGCCGAATGCCAGGAAGAGGGTGGATAAGTATCTGCCTTATTTCAACGAGCTGGCTGAGAAGTATCACATTGATACGAAGTTGAGGTGGGCGCACTTTCTAGCGCAGATAGCGCATGAGAGCGGTGAACTGATCTATACTCATGAGCTTGGCAAGGATTCTTATTTTGCGAAGTATGAGAAGGGAGAACTTGGCAAGATGCTGGGTAATACGCATAAGGGTGATGGTGCCAAGTATAAGGGTAGGGGATTCATCCAGCTGACCGGGCGAAGCAACTACTCGAAATTTCAGTCTTACAGCATGCAGCCGGTATTGGAGAAGCCTGAACTGCTGGAGGAGCCGGAGCTTTGCGTGGATGTAACGATGTGGTTCTGGGAGACGCATGGACTGAATGAGCTGGCTGATGCGGATAAGGTGGTGAGTATTACTAAAAAGATTAACGGAGGCACAAATGGGCTGGCGAGCAGAAAGATGTATCTTGCCAGGGCTATGAAGGCCTTATAAAACTGCATGGCGTATGAAAACAAGACATTGGATATTGTATCTGTTTGTATGGATAGCGTTCTTCCTGACGCTGTTTCTGACGAGCTGCAGGACGAAGACCGTGACGCAGGACCATTATATTACGGATACCAGCGTGAGCAAGGGATTGGATCAGACTTGGCAGGAGCGGTTTGTGGCTGCCTTTGAGCAGATGGCTCAGGTGAGGAAGCAGGAGAAGGAGAGTAGCTATAGGGAGACGCGGCACACGAAGGACAGTACTTCGACCATGGTGGATGCTACAGGGAAGCCTATCAAGACGGAGAGTTGGCATGAGGTGATTTCCAACAAGGAGTCGAGGGAGGTGACGAGGCTGGAGGATTCGCTCTATGTGGTGAATAAAATGGTGGATAGGCAGCAATCTCTTATCCTGCAGAAGGATTCACTTATCCGGTTGAAACAGGACTCTATACAGGTGCTGAGCAGGGAGCTTACGAAGAATGAGCAAAGGTATATCACTCTTGGTAAATTTGCCATGGGTGCTATCATTGCTCTGATATTAGTAATCATAGGCTTGGCCGTATGGCTATGGCACAGAAAGAAATTTGCGAATGAAAACAATTACAATTAATATCATCAAGAAAAGCGTGATGGGAGTGGTGGAAGGTCTTACTGCTACCATCGCACAGCATAACACGGAGGTGGATTTCCAGACGATCTGGGCTAGCGATAGCGAGGAGGGTAAGCTGGATATTCATTATCGGGAGGCAGTGAATGACCTGGAAAACGAACTGACGAAATGGCTGGCAGCAACCAGCACGCAGTTTGATTTGCAGGCATTGGCAGGGAACCTGATGTTGCAATTGAAGGTTCAGGACTTCTGGCCACCTAAGTTGAGCGGTCTGTTGAGCAATCAGATTCAGAACTATCTGGTGCATGCCGTTATGGCAGGGTGGCTGAGTGATTTCCCGGATATTAAGACTGCTGACTATGCCGGTATGGGAGCAAGTGATCTTGGTACCATCAAGGAGCTGCTGCTGAAAAGGGATTTTCTCTTTGAAGAGATTGCCCGGCATGAGGATTCTGTTGCCAAGGATGGAGTCGGTAGTGCTGTGGTTGCTAACAGGGCTACTGATACGGAGAATAAGGTGGCGGATGGAAACCTGGTTCCGGGAGACAGGGCTACTGATGATACTCAGATGGCAGTAAACGAGCTACTGACGGTTGAACGCAGGGAAGATGCTGAGGAGAAGGAAGGCATCGGGGTGGCTGAGGCTGGTTCAAGACGCGAGGATAATGCCAGACAGCATTTCTGCCATGAGAGAGTGGATTGGAGCGGTGGCAGACCTCCTTTTGAATTGAGATAATGTTTCATTTATAAATTGTTGTAGATATGGATATTAAGAATATTTCGTTAGACTTTGATATGGGGCAGGTCTGCAATGACGTGCTCGTAAAATGTTTCGTGATCAGCCAGAGCCTGATGGATGAGGCTCAGCAGGAGATTAAGGCATCTATCCAAAGTCCTGATGCGCCTGAAACACGGAGTATCATCAACCGTGCCGTGACGGAGGCCATCGGTAACTTGAAGGTGGCTGCACAGAGATACCTGACTACTGGTAGAACTGAGGACAACAACAGCCTGGAGCGACTTGTAGCCGGAATCAAGGAGTATAGCTATGCCGATAATGGGGATGGTACTTGGACGGAGATTGTTACCATTACCAAGGATGGCAATCAGAATGACGAGACTCGTATTGTTTATGAGAGGGGCAAGGAGAGGGCTGATCTGGAATATGAGAAGGTGAACTTCCTGCTGGAGATTCCGAACTGGAACATCGCTATGACTGATCCGCTGAAGAATCACATGCATAAGTATATCGTGGACTATGTGATGGGGCAGTTTTTGGCTGACCAGTATGGGGATAAGGCTGCTGAATATGTGGAAAAGGCTAGCGCTGACTATAAAAACGTGATGACCGACCTGACCAGCAGGGATAACTATACTAAGAGAAAGCCTAGCTGGACTTAGGAAGGGGATTTTCTTCTTTCTCTTTTTTCTCTTCTCTTTTGGGATTCTTTTTCTTTTAGGTGTTTATGGAAGAGCCTTCGCTGGACAGGGGTGGACCCTGGAGGCGAAGGCTCTATTCTCTTATGGGGGGACTAGCGATGGAATCGCTAGGAACGGGGGCTGGGAGGGGGACTTGATTCCTCTTTTCTCTTCCTGCTTCCTCTTCCGCTTTTTAGAACTTGCCGAAGCGACGGATGACCTCCAGGCGAGTGGCGAAGTACTGGGACATGGTCTTCATTTTCAGGTAGAGGGCTAGGCGGAAATAGCGGTAGCTCTTGCTGACCATGTAGCTGGATTTCATATCTCCACAACGACCTAGATAATGCCAATTCTGATTGTCGTGGCTGCCGTAGAGCCACATAATTGGGATGGAATCTGTTGTGAGGGAGTGGAGATAGCCGGTAATGCTGTCGGGTACTCCATCTTCATCGAACTTCAAGGTGCGAGTGACGATGATGCCGTGGTACTGGGTATCATCGCTGTAATCATAGCCCTTATCGAGGCAGATGACACTACCATCACGGAACTGGATGTAGGGGTGAGGGTAGGAGTTGATAGCCGTGAGCACGTTCTTGATGAGCAGGGTACTCCATGCCTGATCTCTAATAGAATAGCAGAGGGCTACGGTATCTGCTGAGGCAGACTTGGTGTTGTTGCTGACATCTAGGCAGAAGATGCGCGAGTTCTTGTAGTCGTAGATGACCTGACAACGCTGGAAGAAGTCGATAGGTGACTCTGAGAAGTCTATGAGCTGGCGCATCTGGGATTTGATGAGCTTTGTTTCTTCGGAATCACTACTAGCATCAAGGAAGTAGTTGAAGAACTTGCCCATGTGACTGACGATATTGAAGAAGGGACCATCGAGCACATCGGACATGGAAGCTATCTGAGACTCGGCTACCCTGTTGGCAGAACGATTGGTGACGAAGAAGACGGACTGATCGAGCTGCGTGATGGATAGCGGATTGGAGCAGACATCACGGCTGATAGGATGGATGCTGCTGTATGTGCCCTGAGCCGATACGTCCATCGCCCAGATACCATCTGTAGAAAACGCCATGAGAGGATATTGGCCGAACTGACCCTGCGAGAGGGCGCGAGTGGTGGCTGCTATGCCCTGGATGGTTCCGATACCTACCGTATTGATGGCATTGACCGGGAAATAGAAGGCGTTATCAGCCTCGGAGGTGTAAAGCTTGCTATTCAGCTCTACCATCGTATCTTCTGTATATGCGAATGAGGAGACTATGAACTCCTCTGCTGATATTGAGAAATCTCCCATGTGCATAGATCCATTTAATTCGGAGCATCGTGTAAGGGGGAAGGAGAAGATGACTTCTTCATGTGTCTCCAGCCTTAATGCGAATATTACCATCTTTATGGCTCTGGTATCTGGGTAGAACTTAACCAAATTGGCAAGCATATAGGCATCTACATTCTTATCGCTTTCGCTACATGTGGCTTCTACGTATTTGGTTCCTGACGATGTGTTGAGCACGGTGACTATTTTGTGGAAAAGATAATGATAGGTAACTCCTGTCTCATGCTTCAATATGGAGGCATTAGGGAACATGACTCTACGATTGAAGCCTGAGAATAGCTGTTCGTGGATTCCATAAAGATTGAGACGATGGTTATAAACATAGCTGCCTGATGCAAAGAGGCTGTTGTGTGACTTGTAATCATCTTTCATTTGTTCCTGCAAGGAGATTTCGTAGATAGCTTGCTTATCTACTGGTAGTACTTTGCTGGAGCAGCTTTTTAAATCTTCAACATTCATGGAACATGCCTTGTAGAAAGTTGATGTATTTGATAATTTATTTTTATACACATCATAGGAAATGGTTGGAAACTTAACTCGTACATATCCCACCCTGTCCTCTGTATTGAAGTACGTGTATTGATCAACTCTACCATTTACACCTAGTCCATAGTTTGGGCTATATATTGCGAGTGAGGTGATTTTCAGCGATGTATCTACATTTGTGACCGGTGGCGTGATGAAGACATCTATGGACTTGATAACATCTTTCCACTTTTTCAGCTCATCTATATCTCCCTGCAAGCTATATAGAAGGGAAACATTACGAGGATAATAGTAGAATGCTACCTTATTGATATTTATATCAAATTCCTGATATTCTCCATCCAGACGTGCAAACTTGACTACATCTTTGATGTTTATCTTGCCCTTGAAAGTATCTCCCACAACATCAGAAGTATTGAATGTGAGATTTGCGCTTGCTACTGCATAGGAGTCGGGAACCTGAACAGGTATGAAGACCGGGGAGGAATGCATAATCATAGAGTTGTCGAACATGCGATAGCAATAACGTACAAAGAAATTGGCATAGAAACGGCCATTCCTGGCAATTGTGTTGTTGGTACGATTGACGAGCGCATAGATACTCTGGGTAATATCGGACTGCTTTTCTTCTTTGATGCTGGCACAGATTTCTCCCAAACTGAAACTATCGTTGGCTACAACGCTGAATGCTTCTGCACAGGAGAGGCTGGTCTGCTGGAAACTATCTCTGAATCCATTGTTGCTACTTTTGCTGTCAATGCCTCCTAGATCGTAGTTCTCAGTATGATTTTCGGTGTCGATAGCAAAACCTAGTTCGAGGAATGGGGGCTTCTGTCCTAGATACAGATAGGAACCGTTGTCTGTATCTAAGTGGAAGATAGCATAATGAATGCCATCGGAGGCACAGATGACAAGAGTGTTGCCGACAGAATTGATGGATCTGATAGATACATCTGCATTAAAGGTATGTAGGATATTCATATAGGTGCCATCTTTATCGAACCAATGTAGGGATGCGGTGTTGGTATCGGACTGGATAGCGATAAAGTGCTTGTAATTGCCAGTTTCGTGTATATAAAGAAGCTTGGCGATACTTTTTGTGTTACCTACGAGCAATGCTTTTGGAATAAGTGTTCCAGCGATGATGGCAGGGCGCAGTGCGCCATCATGCAGCTCTAGATTGCCGCAAAGTGATAGCGCACCGTTTTCTACAGCCATTTCGTCTGGTGTAAGGCTGAGGCCTTTGAAACGAATTGATTGTTGCATAAATTTAGAATTTATTATTTTACATTGAATTATTTATCTGCAATGAGCGAAATCAGCCCTGTTGATGACTATTAAAGCCTGATAATCTACATCATCAATCCTGATGCTCTTGCACTGATCAGACACGATAAGGTCTATCTCTGTGGCATTGGTAGGAATGCCGCTGATGAAGACAAACATGTGTCTGACCGTATTGACGCTGCATCCATGTAGCTGGCCTTTCCTGCCGGAGAGCAGGATGGAGTCGGGGAAGGAATCGGTCTTGATGATGAACATCTGACCATCCATGAAGCCGAAGCTGATCTTATCGCCCCTGGATAGCCCAAGAAGCTTGCATGGTTGTGTGCGGAGTGTGATACGGCCATTACGGTTGATGGTGAGTCCACGCTTCTTACAGCGTGGACGGTTGAGGATGATGAGTTCATGTTCTGTCTGCATAGTCTTTTGGTTTATGGAGCCAGAAACGGAAGTAGTCGTTTTCGGCATCCTGATTGCGTACCTTAACATATTCGCGCGTGACATAGAAGTGCTGCTTCTGTACGGTAGGGTTCAGCTGGTAGTCGTAGAGCATAGCGGCAGGCTCTATGCGGCCATCGAAGGTAATCTCATACCAGTAGCGATGGAGAAAGAACCATTTGCGCCTACGGACTTCCTGAATGGTGGTGTAGTTGCTCTTATCCACCCGGCATGGAACGATGCTCCAGGAGCCATCCTGCCAGGTTTCCCGGGTCTCTATGGTTTCTCCCTTCTCGTCTTTTACTTCTTCGGTACTGTATGACTGCTGGATCTTGACGATGAGGCATACATCATTGACGAACACCTTTGCCATCTTGCGGTGGCAGAGCATGACGAATCTGCCTTTCCGGTCTCTGAGGAGGTCACGCTTCTTTCCCGGTCTATTGATGACGCATACGGTAGAGAGATACTTTCTGCGGATCATGGTAAGGATCCTGGGGAGATTGGCCTTGGCATGCATGCGGTCGATGACCTTCTGGACCTTATCAAAGTTCTTCTCGGCTTCCGTCTGCTTGATGGTAACGGCCTTCTGTTCACGTATCTCCTTGACCTTTTCGCGTACCTGCTTGGTAGTCGGTACTTCGAGAACGTGACCGGTCTTCTTGTCGAGTTTGAGGTTTGACTTCTTTTTCATACTGATATATTTTAGATATTACCTGTATTCTTGATGATGATTTCGAGGCTGTAATCATCACAAATATCCTTGCCGTTAGCCATACGGTGATTGAAGGTGCAAGGGATTCCCTTCTTGTAGAGAGGGCACTGGAAGCAGTGCTCTGGGATTTCGCCCAACTCGGTGACGTGGGTTTCTTCGCTTTTCTTCTTGCGATGGGTGAACTGTACTACGTAGCCGAAATGATCGTATAACTGGCCAGGCATAACCGGTGTGACTTCTCGGAGCGATGGAAGCTTGTAGCCCATGCGCTTGATAAGCCAGAGGCGAAGGCATAAGAGGATTTGCTTAAAAAACTTTTTCATACTGCTAAATATTTACTTCAAAATTTATGTTGCGAAATTATGCTTTTTAGATGTAACAGGAGTGATAAGTTGCGCAACTTGGTTCTGTAACGACCAAATTGCGCAAGATAGCTGTTTACTTTTCTGATTCGTCGTCAGATTTGTGGTCAGGTTCCTGGTCAGAATCCTCCTTCTTTACAGGAACCTTATGCACGAAATGCTCGAAGACATCCATGATCTTGGTCTCGCTGAGGCTCTTCACCTCATAATCGATCATGGTTTTTCCCATCACCTCACCTACATAGCGCTTGGCACGATCAAGGGATTTTGCCTGAACGAGGTAGTTATAGTAGGAACGCTTCTCCTTGTTGGTCTTTTCATCAATGGTGATGAAGGCGAGGCGAGCCTTGAACCAGAGATCATCATCATCAACGTCTGAGAAGAAGATCTCTCCATAATTTGCAGGGGTGATGTTGGCAACTTTCAGTTCTCCTGAAACATAATGCTCCATTTCCTCGATGATGCTTGCCTCTGCCTCGGTGAAGGATAGGGCATCTACGGTGTAGAGTTCGGTGACGGTCTTCTCGGAGCCATCTTCCATGGTCTTCATGTAGCGTACCTTGCACTCGAACCATGTAGAGGTGCGAGAACGGAGTGAGTTTGTTTGTTTCTTGTCTGTCATAATCTTAAATCTTTAAATTGTTATACATTATTTAATGGATAGCGCTGAGGCTATTGCTTGTCTTCTATGGGCGGCATTCCCTTGGGTGGAAGGTATTTCTTAGCCTGAAAGTACATCACACCGCCCTGGCATCTGCGGAGATAGTCGTTATATTCTATCTTTGCCAGATTCTCATCTTGGGAGGAGAAAACGGAACGAGCCATTGCACGTGGGTATCTCTCCATAATGTGGTACTCGATGATGTAGCCCTGCTTGATGTACTGAGCATCCTGCCATTTGGTGAGAAGGGAATCTATCTTGCTCTCTGACTTCTTGATGGCATTGTAGAGGTCATAGATTTTATGCTGATCAGCCCCCGGTATTTTCTTAAGCTGGAAGTACTGCCGGGAGCTGGCGCGAAGCTGGGCTACCTCCAGGAAGAAGCTGCCATTGTCATCCTCCGGCACATCATTTCCGTCAGCATGGAGAATGATTTCATCTACTCTCTTCTCCAGTTCGATGGATTTTTTGAGCAGGTCTTTATCGCGAGTTTTCCAAAACTCTCGCTGGTTGGTTCGCATTTCTGCGACCAGCTTGTGGAATGCTATTGCTTTTTCTTCGCTCATATTACTTGATACCTAATATTTTCTTGATATTTCTGATACGTTCTTCCTCCTGAGGGAGAAGATTGCCATTCTCATCCACCTGACATAGCTGTTTGAGATTGTTGCTTTCTTTGGACAAACGTATCCATTTGTGGCGGCCATCATGCTCTAGCTGACGGTTGCGATGCTGTGCCTCACGGAGGAGGCGCTGCTGGTGCTCTTCGTGGGAGACCTTGGAAACTTCATTTTGTACTCTGTTCATAATGCTACTTGTCTTCTGATTCTGAGTTCAATATCTCAATGCGAGCTTTCAGGGCATCGAAGTAGAGGCTCATACCGTGATATTGGGACAGCAGTAATGCCCCCTGCTCTGGTCCGATAGTCTTGGCAATATTTGCAAAGCCATTATCCTGGATAAACTTACTGAGCTTCAGTAAGCGTATTCTCAACTCCTTGAACTCGATTTCCAGACGATCCTTGAAGTCTTCGGCTATCTGGTATGACTTCTCGAACACATCCTTAGGGGACCAGGAATCGTATGTGCTGCCATCCGGGTTGGTGTACTGGACGTGATAGCCTGGATCATTCAGGCATCCTTCTGACAGTCTAGCCCATCCTTTGGCTACTGCGGCAGATTTTACCATGGGTTCTGCCTTTACCGTTTTGGTACCAATGTACTGCTTTAAAGTTGTTTCTTCCATAATTAATAATGTTTAAAATGTTTATAGTTCTATTACTTCTGCTTTGTTTGCAGGAATATCGTAGTAAGGGATGGAATATCCTTTGTCCTTCATTTCGTCTGGGAGATAGCAGCGGTAGTATACTCCGTAAAAGTTTTGCCATTTCTCCTTGACAGTGAGTATTGTTCCAGCCGGAAGCTCAGGCTTCGGCTTGAATGAAGAACGAGGATAACATCCTGTCTCATGCTCATCTGCTGCGCAACAACATGAGGAAAGCCATAAATGAATTTTCATTGCTCTAATTCTTCTTTAATAATTCTCAACTCTGATAAGACATGCTTTGCCTTTACCGTTTTGGTACCAATGTACTGCTTTAAAGTTGTTTTTCCCATAATCTTTTTTATTGATGTAATCTTATGATAATACTAATACTAATCTCTTGGAAATGCTACTTTTTCATGTACCACCTCGCTTTCTTTGTTAGAGGAATGAATGCCGGACGACTCTCGTCTTTCCGAGTTGTCAGATTAATAAATATTAAGTGAAAACATTGAGCGCAAAGATACAGTCTCAAATGTGTTAAACTTTATGTTATTGCCGTTTGCGGTCATTCATTCGCTGATTATACACTTGCTCTAGAGGGCGCATTTCTGGGCTTGCTCATTGAGCTGTATCACTTTCTTCTACGATTCTTGATATGTAATGCTAAAGCGCAAAACGACAACAATAGCACTAATAATTGTCCTGCTTCCATATTACTTTTCCTCCATTTGCCTAATCATCTATCTGGGAATCCTTTGAAATGTAATCTTGATCAATTCGGATATGGGCATCAAACATGATGCATCTTGCCAAGACAAGAAGGGTATGGTCGTTGCTTACACCTGAGAACATAGGGAATGATATGGTACACTTCTCGGTTTTGAGCGTAATCTTCTTGTCAGCTGTGTAGAGATCATTATCATCATACGTGTAAGGCATAGACAAAATACAATATGTGCCATCACTGCCATTTGTCATGAGAGTGAATTTATATTTTTTCTCTGCATCATCTTCACTGATTGTAACATATACATCCTTCAAATTGTAGAAACTGCCATCTCTTACCTCTAGCTCAAAGCTATTATCGTACTCTGGATCATCAAAATCTATATAGGTCATCATGTCTTCTGCCAATGTAGAGAGCAGGATGGTTCCATCACTCTCTTCTTTCAGGTGAGAGAATGCTCTGCGAATCTCCTGCGCAAAGCTTTCAACACATTTCTTGTTGACGATATTCTCTATCTCTGCAGACAAAGACTTGCTCAACAGCTCTGTAAACTCAGGCAAGTCGAGACGAGCGGAAGGAGCGTTCTTCTTCAGGTATTCACGTAATTGCTTTCTGTAGGGTGAATCAAATTCATAATAGTAATCTTCGATTTCACGTAATGCTGCTTTCGTAGCAGCTTCTTGTGCAGCCTTCTGGATAATACTCTTATCAAGAACAGGCGCGGTGATTTTGATTTCTGTGTCCATAATTATTTGAATATTAAAATTTCTCTAAAATTAATGTCTATTAATCCTCCGACTGAATGATTGCACCAGCAAAACATCCACTTATCTTCTTGTGATTTTGCTTTCCACATCTTACCAGGATATAGTCCTGTAGGTCGTGAGTGAGTGTAATCTAAAAGTCTATCAAAAGTCTCTTGTTTCATTAAAACGCAATCTTTGTCAATGGCAAGAATCTCGCTTCTATCAGGTGCTTCCCAACCAAGATGCTCTTTAGGTAATGGTGGAATCTGCTCCAATACCGAATCATCAATATCATTGATACGAAATCCATTGATCTTTATATCGGAATTAACCGTAACTATGAACAGACTCATAAAAGCATCTTTGACTTTTTCTTCGTCAAAGTTGTCTTTAACCGATACATTGCAATTTATTACTAAATTTCTCATTGTTTCTCATTTAACTGTTTGGCCACTAACTTTACTAATCTATCCTTCATTTTTCCATGAAGTTCAGGATGCATTACCTTTACAGCAGCTTTGGCATCCAGCAGATTATTATGTTTCTTAACAGCCTTATAATATTTATTCATAAAGGAGTCTAAGTTTTTAAAAGCCTCATTTACGTCATTAACAAAATTGCTATCAGAGGCTCCTTCTACTTGTGAAACAACCTGTTCTTTGCAAAATATAATTGCATCGAACTCTTCTTTTGTTATGCTAACATTCATACGCTACTTGAATTTTATGATGAAAAACTCTTTGTTTTCGAACTCCTTAGGGCATAAGCCGGGCTGTGGCTTGCCGATGGTGATGCTCTCGATCTTCTTTTCGATACGTGGGCTATATTTGCGGTGGTCGTTGATAAAGAGGACGTGGGTATATTGTTTTGCGATAAAATGGTTACAACGTATCATCAGTTTTAGATAATCAATATCTCCGCTTATCTTTTTATCCATCAAATACTTCGTAGGATTTTTTGCAAAAACATCATAAAGTCGAACTGTCCAGTAACCCTTAATCGTCCGATATACTTCTGTCTTTTCGCCAGCCAAAATCATATCGAACCACTGCTTACTGACTGTGAGAGTCAATACTTTCTTTTCCATAAGCTACTTCTTTTTAGTTTTGCGTTTTGTGTAATTTATAGCTTCTATTTCTCTTTTGAAGAATGAGATACGGCCATTGAATCTTCTGAGAATGGCATTTCTGATGTAGAGAATGGTTTCGGCATCGAGATACTTGATAATATCAGTATCATCCCAAAATCTTCCTTGGAAGGAAATTTTGAGCTGTACAGGGCTTTCAAGTATAGACACATTGCTTGATGCGTCTATGCTATCTATAGCGTCTCTGATATCTGTAAGCTCTTCAATTGCTTTGAAATATTCGCCTACGGAGTCGATGGAGCTTCGGATTTCTTTGTATTCTTCTTCTGTCATATTATTCTTTTTTGGGACCAGCGATAGAATCGCTGGGAACGGTGGTGAACTGGGGGTTATTTTTCTTAATTTCTTAAAATTCGACATTTCGTTATCTTGTTGGCACAATGGGGTTGAGATTCGTTCAGCGCTATGGTGATGCGGCTCTCTAACTCTGATTGTGTCTCACGTTCTTTACGCTGTGGGGGAGACCGTCCGAAAACTTAATTAGGGAAGCAAACAACTGAATTGAGCATTTTTCTTTTGCTCTTTATAGTTAATTAACCTCGTATCTTCTTGATTCTCAATTATTTTATGTATC